GTATTAATAACGGTTGTTGGATCATTCTCATTAAGTACAGTACCAGTAAAGTTGGATGGATTATCCGAACTTTGTAATGCTGGGTTATACCAATATGTATATGCAAAAGTTACAGTCAGTTTATGGTGACCGTCAGACGACCAATCCAAATCTAATTGATTTACGTTGATTGGAAATGCATCAACCAATGTTACAGAATATGTATTTGTATTTGTTACATCATATTGATTAATTCTAATATTTGAGCGATAATCAGATTTGTATGCTGTGTCATAGTTACCAATTGAGTTGATGTAATCCATCCAATAGTCAAAGAAAACTTTTTCAACCATATCACCATCAACAATGAAAGTTAAATCTACATCACCATAAGAAGCATGAAAAGGAAACTTCTCAAATGGTCCGTATGTTTTTTGTTCAACAGTAGATAAGTGTTTACCTGGCAATTGAGCTGATTCACATCTAAATGCCAAAAGCCTCATATCAATAATACCTTTATTGAATGGGTTATCGTCAGAGCCTTTAGGTGTTGGAATATATACATCAAATCGATTTGGTCTTGCTAAATCTTTTGTAAAACTAGACATAAAATTGGTAATTGTGGTACCTGGCATTTTTAACTATTCCTTATATCGTTTACTGATTCTTGCCATACTTGTTGTGGCTTGGCACCCTTAAACTGATGCATTGGCAACATTACCGCAACATCCCATTCTCCAGGCTGGATGGTAAGTATTCTAGACTTGATATGCGTAGTCAAGTATCGTTTTATACATGGTTTAAACTCACGGAATCGTCTGGAGGCGTTCAAAATGTCGTAGGTGACTCTCATACGTTTAACTTCATCTTCATCGTTATAGGATGCGTATCCCATCAATTTATCCAAAAACGCAATTCGGTATTTTACCGGAAGATAGTGTAGATTTAAACCAAGAAAACCATCATTGTATCTTTCCAATATTAAAACAAGTGGGAATCTGTCATAATATGGCAAATCATCTTTTGTTTTTGGATCATAATAATAACAATATAAACCACCTAAAACCAAGCGATTGGCGTTTCGCCAGTTTTCTCTTTTTATTCCGGCAGGTATAGACGAAGGATTACGCAACTCAGCAATCTTTTTCAGCAACCATTTATATGATTCCTGTGTCATAGATTGTAACTGAGCTGCGGTCTTTTGTTGTGTTAATGTAGTGAGTTTAGATGCCATCTAATATTTAGTTACAGCCCAAGATGGTCTTCCGTCATCAACATAAACTCCCAACCTCTATCTAAACAGTATTCGGTTGCAGCTTTCCATTTTGCTTGATTGACACCCCAAGTGGTAACTTCATTGATATATTGTTTAGTGATTCGTTTTTGTGGTTGAGGTTCGATTGTTTGTGCTTTTGGTTTCACTTCTATAATCATTGTTTTTGTTTTACCATCTGATTTCTTTACTTTTACGATGAAATCTGGAAAGTAACGATGAAATCTACCATCAACTGGTGACTTATAAGGCACAATAACTTCTTCTGAACCCCATGATACTATATTATCATTGCGGTCAAGCCAATCCATCACTCTACATTCCCAAGAAGAGCGATAAATGATGTTTGTATGGTCACCCATGTATTTTGATGGGTTTGAAGGAATAAATCTGCCTGAATATGCCATAAATAGTATGTATATGTTTTTTTATTAGGAAAATAAATGGGAATATCGGCTGGAGATACACAAATCTACACATCATCAGAAGGTCCTGTGAATGGACCTCTTGGTGCATTGTATACTAATCCATTTGGAGGAAGTATTTTACAGTATCCAGACGACTTAGGATCAGCACAAAAAGGTCATGTGGTTACATTTACTGCTTGTGAAACACAACCACTCACTTTTAGTGATGTAGCTTCAGCTTTTACTCCAAGTGATACACCTCCTGCTGAAGAAACTGGTCCAAGTGATTCAAGTTTTACTGGTGTTACACAAAATACAGATGAACAAACCAATCTAACATTTCAACCAAAAAGATTAAAAAGTTCTGACGTAATACAGTTGTATATGCCAGACACAATTAACTTTCAATACAATGCAGATTATTCCGATACAAGTTTATTGCAAGCAGCAGAATCATTACCTGGTGTTTTAGGTAGAAAAGCAAAAGCAGTTACTTCAGTCGTTGATTCGGATGCAACTAAATTTGCTGGATCAGCGGCAGGTTATGCAATTAACCCACAACAACAATTATTGTTTACTGGTATTGGTTTTAGAACATTTCAATTTGCATTTACATTTACTCCTAGCTCAGTCAACGAATCGGCGGCTGTTCAAAATATTATATATAAATTTAGATACCATGCTGCACCAAAAATGCAAACAGGCGCTGCAGGTATGGCATTCATTGTACCAGATTCTTTCATCATTCAGTTTCAACAATTGGGAAAAGGTGAAAACACAAATATCACAAAACTTAAAGAAAGTGTGTTGAAAAGTGTTGATGTAAATTATTCGCCTAATGGAATTTGGTCTGCACATCCAGATGGTTCACCAACACAAGTTAATTTAACATTGCAGTTCCAAGAGATTGCTCTTGTCGATAAGACTGCAATTTACAACGGATATTAAAATGAAATATTTTGATGTACTTCCAAAAATAGTATATAACAATACTTTCACTAATGGTAGCGTAGTTCTTACCAATCTGATGGCTCGTGCAAGTCTTTTGCCATCATTACTTAATAATCCTGTCGTCTATTATGAATACGATATACAAGAAGGTGACACACCAGAAACGATTGCATTTAAGTATTACAATGATGTATATCGTTATTGGATTATTTTGTATGCAAATCAAATTATGGATCCACAATGGACTTGGCCATTAACATATAGTCAGTTTAATGCTTATATGCAAGATAAGTACAATTATCCATATAACGATCCAAACAATCCAAATACGCCGGTAAATTATTATGTTGCTATACATGAATATCAACAAATAACCACACAGTTTGATTACAATACACAAACAACAACTGTGGAAACAATTAGTATTGATGAAGACACATACAATGCTTTGCCAGTAACACAACAAAACACATACAGCTTGCCATCAGGTTTGGTAAAAGTTACTGTTACAAAAAATGCACAAACGATTTATGATTATGAGCAACAACAAAACGAAGCAAAAAGAAATATCAAAATTCTTAATGCAACTTATGCTAATGAAATTGAAAGTGAATTTAAAAAATTGATGGGCAGAAAATAGTAAACCATGTCATATCCATTAGACTATTCGATACAGGACCTTAATCTATTAGGTTCAAACGGACAAAAATTTAACCTAAAAAGAATGATGAGTACATTGTCCTATTATGAGGACTTGTATAGTTTTTCTTCGTCTGGAACTTTAGTTGTATCTGATGCATCTGGATTTATTGAATCACTACAATTAACTGGTAACGAATTTCTTATTATTGACATTGGTAAAGTCAAAGATGCACCAGATAACACAATAGAAACATTTAGATTATATAAGATTACTAAAAGAAAACCCTCAGCCGACATGAATTCGGAATCATATGAATTGTGTTTCTGTTCAGAAGAAATGTTTTTGTCTGAGCAAATTAAAATCAGTAAATCATATCCAGGTATGATGATTAAAGATGTTATTACTGATATTGTAACAAATCAATTACAAATCAATTCAGATAAAATTAACAAAATAGAAAGCACAACTGGTATATACGATTTTGTTATACCAAATATGAAACCATTTGAAGCAATTTCTTGGATATCAACATATGCACAATCAGATTCATATCCTGGTGCAGATATGTTGTTCTATCAAACTAGAGAAGGTTTCAACTTTAGGTCTTTGCAGTCAATTTATAATGAAAGTGTTTATGCAACATACAAATATTCATTAAAAAATGCGGCTGACTCTGAGCAAAGTACAGAAGATAAACAATTAGCAGTACAAAAATTTGAATTTGTTAAAACATACGATTCATTAAACGAAATCAATTCTGGTACATTTTCTAATCGTTTGATATCGATTGACCCATTAATTCGTTCATTTTATGTTACAGATTTTGATTACACGCAATATGCAGGTAACTCACTCAATGGTAATCCACCATCCAATTACTTGACTAATCGTTTAGGTGATGCACAAAATGCCGCATTTGCAGGTGTATTAAAAGTTGCGGCATCAAATAAAGCTGAAATGGATGCACAATATATATCAGATAGGTCTGGTTCAGTAGCACATGATATTGAAATTGAGACATACGTACCACTAAGAACTGCACAGATTTCACTTGCTAACTATACTAAATTAAAGTTAACAATACCAGGCGATACAGGCTTGACAGTTGGTAAAACAATTCAATTCAATATGAATTCATTGGATCCAGGTAATCCAAATAAAGAACAAGACAAATTTTATTCAGGTAAATACATAGTAACTGCATTAAGACATATGTATTCACCTGACCAGTTCCAAACAATGATTGAAATTGCAAAAGATAGTTCACCAACACAGTTCCAATCAATCAATACTTCTTCTGATTTTCAGGACGCAATTACAGCATGATGCAAAATTTTATTGGTAAAGACGGTTTCACATGGTGGCTAGGAGTTGTTGAAAATCGTGATGACCCATTGAACTTGGGTCGTGTACAAGTACGCATATTTGGTTGGCACACAGGCGATATGTCTTTGATACCAACATCTGATTTACCATGGGCAATGCCTATGAATTCACCAAATCAGTCAATGACTGCAGCTGCGCCCCTAGTTGGTGACTACTGTTTTGGCTTCTTTGTTGATGGTATGTCAGGTCAAGCACCTTATTTGATAGGTGTATTTCCTGGAATACCACAAAACGGACCAAATCCAAGTCAAGGTTTCTCAGAAGGTGACTTCTATCCAGTTGGAGAACCAACTACATCTCGTTTATATCGCAATGATGATACAGGCGATACAACAATCACATTCCATGATAATAACTTAGACACTGGTGTTGCAACGGCAGATGGCAGTTCATGGGATGAACCAAAATCACAATATGCAACGAAGCCACCTTATAATAGAGTAACTGAAACAGTCGCAGGTCACATTTTTGAGATGGATGATACGCCAGGTGCTGAAAGAATTATGTTAAATCACATGAAAGATGGTTTGACATTCTTTGAGATTGCACCAGATGGTAGTAAAGTTACCAAAGTCAAAGGCAATAATTTTGAGATTTATATGCAAGACAACAACATCCATGTGATGGGTGTATGTAACATTACAGTTGATGGCAATGCAAATCTTTATGTAAAAGGCGATTTAACTCAAAAAGTAGATGGAAACGTAAAAGAAGAAGTTGGTGGTAATGTAGAGCAAACAGTCGGTGGTTCTGTAACATCGGATATTTCTGGTGACTTTACTGGTACTGCGGCCGCATGGACATTTAATGGTCCATTACAATGGAATGGTAATATCAATGTAGATGGCGGTATCACATCAACAGGAGATGTTGTTGGTGGTGGTATTAGTCTTGATGGTCACGTTCACGGTGGTGTCAAGGCAGGTGGTGATAAGACAGCTCCACCAAGTTAGGAAAAATTCGAAATTTTTCGTTCCGGCCTGTAAATATCCGGCACGCTATCTCAGAATCCAAATAGCGATTTTACTCCAAAGCATAATAAATAAGACATGGCAAACATAACAAAAGTATTTTCAGATATCGATTTTGCATTTACTAAACGACCTGTCGTTGGTGATGTGGCATTGAGCTATGATGCTCAAGCTGTGGGTCGTGCAATCAGAAATTTATTATTAACAAATCACTTTGACCGCCTGTTTAATCCTAACTTAGGTGCTAATTTGACTGCATTGTTGTTTGAAAATGCATCTTTGGCAGTGACATCTGCAATTGAAAATGAAATAAAATTTGCAATTAATAACTACGAACCAAGAGCAAGATTACAAACAGTTAAAGTTACTGTTGCTCCAGATAGAAATTCTTATAATGCAACAATAGTTTTTTATGTTGTTAATCAAACTACTCCAACAACATTGTCACTAATATTAACAAGAGACAGATAACATGGCAGCCGCTAATTCAAATATTCAAGTAACAAGTCTAGACTTTGGGTTTATTAAAAATAACTTAAAGACATTCTTACAATCACAAGATACATTAAAAGATTATAATTTTGATGGTTCTGCTCTGTCTGTTCTTTTAGATGTTTTAGCTTACAACACACAATACAATGCATATTATTTGAACATGATTGCTAATGAGATGTTCTTAGATACTGCAATTATGAGACAATCTGTCATTTCTCGTGCAAAGTTATTAGGTTACACTCCTAAATCTGCCGTTGCACCAACAGCATTTATCAACCTCAAAGTAAATCAAGTTACAGACTCATCATTAACAGTACCAGCAGGCACAAAGTTTCTATCTGAAGCAATTGATGGTGTAAATTATAGCTTTGTGACAACAGATTCATATACAGTAAATACATCAAACAATACAGCATACTTTACTGGCATTGAAATCAAACAAGGCACTCCATCAAGACAAGTATTTACATACAATTCAACATCTAATCCATCAAGCACATTTGCATTGACTGATATTGGTATTGATACAACATCATTAAAAGTTACGGTACAACAATCAAGTTCAAATACTTCATATAAAGTTTATACGTTGGCAACCGACTATTTGACAATATCTACCACATCTACTGTATATTTCTTGCAAGAAAGTATTTCAAAACCAGGCACATATGAAATTTATTTTGGTGATGGCATTTTAGGTCAATCATTAACTGATGGTAATGTTGTAACAGTTTCTTATATTCTTACAAAAGGCACATCTGCTGCAGGTGCAAATAACTTTGTACTAAAAACACCTATTGCTGGTTATGCAAACACAGTAATCTATTCTGTAACGCCTGCAACTGCTGGGGCTAACTTAGAATCTATTTCTTCTATTAAATTTCAGGCACCTAAATCATTCTCAGCACAAAATCGTGCGGTAACTAAAGACGATTACATTACTTTAATTCAACAGAATAAATTAGGCTATGCGTTTGATGCAGTCAATGTATGGGGCGGAGAAGAAAACACACCACCACAATATGGTAGAATTTATGTATCAATAAAACCATCAGGTTCATATACATTAACAACTGCACAAAAACAAAACATTATCAATAATGTTATTCTACCATCTTCAGTATTGACCGTAACGCCAGTAATTGTGGATCCAGATTATGTGTATATGCTGTTAAACGCAAATATTCTTTATGATTCAAAGAAAACAAATTTAACATCTACTCAATTACAATCAATAGTTAATACTGGTATTATTAATTATTGTAATACACATTTAAATACATTCAATTCTACTTTTGTTGTTGGTGATTTAATACAATATATTCAGTCTTTAAATCAAAGTATTGTTGCTGCAGATTTTGATGTGTTCTTACAAAAAAGATTGATACCAACATTGAATAGTATACAAACATACACAGTCAATTTTGGAAATACATTAGAACAATCAATTGTAGCAAATAAATCTTTACAAATTTCTCCATCATTTGCACAATATGATAGTGCAGGAAATTATTATTCTGAAGTTTATTTTGAACCAACTCCAGATTCAACAACAAACATTGATTCTGTTACAGTAGTATCAGGTGGATCAAACTATTCTAATCCAGTTGTTACTATCCTTGGTGACGGTTCAGGCGCAACAGCAACAGCAACTGTACAAAATGGTGTTATAACAGCTATTAATATTATATCTGGCGGATTAGGATACACTCAGGCAATTATTACAATTAATGACTCAACAGGTTCAGGTGCAACAGCAACCGCAGTTATTCGTGGTAATTATGGTACATTGAGTACATATTATTACAATAACGGAATTAAAAATATTCTAACTGGTTCTAGTGTAAGTCATCAAAACTATGCAGGTACTGCCGATTACGCTGCAGGTACTATTACTCTAACTAATTTTACACCATCAGCAATTAATAGTACAACAGGTATTTTAAAGATTACTGCTTATGCTGCAAATAGAATTGTGTCTTCATCGTACAATCAAATTATTACATTAGATAATCAAGATCCAGCCGCAGTTACAGTTAATATGACAGCAATGTAATATGTCTTATTTAAATAAAATATCAACTTTAGTTCCATCACAACTTCCTGGATTTGTTAGGGAAGATGATAACTATTCCAATTTTGTTTTGTTTCTACAAGCATATTATGAGTGGATGGAACAGGCAGATGCAACAAAAGCCAATACTCAGAACACTATTGTAAATGCAAACAATCAAGGTGCAGTTTACGCTTCTAAAAATTTAATTAACTATTCAGATATTGATGGTACATTAAACGAATTCATTCAGTATTACATGAATGAGTTTATGACTTTCTTTCCACAAGAAGCATTAGTTGATCCACGTAGATTGGCAAAAGCAATTAAACAAGTGTATCAGTCTAAAGGTACACCTGCATCATATGAATTTTTGTTTCGTGTAATCTATAACTCAGATGTTAACACATACAATACCAAAGATTATATTCTTAAAGCATCTGATGGTAAATGGGTTGTTACAAAATACCTAACAATCAACTCAATTGATCCTACATGGCAAAATGCCATTGGTTATACATTGTTTGGTACAACATCAAAAGGTTATGCCGTCATTGAGAACGTAGTAATCTATCCATCTTATATTGAAGTTGTTCTTTCCAACATTCAACAAAACTTCCAGTCTGGTGAATATGTAACAGTAGTTGATTCACATTTTAATCCAATAACATTCAATGGCAATCCATTAACATCACAGATTTTTGGTCTATTAAGTGGTGTTACAATTGATCCAAATTATATTGGTGAAAACTATTCTGTTGGTGATCCAGTTGTATTTTATGGCGGCTTAAACCCTAACGTACAAAATCCAGTAGGTGCAAATGGTTATATCTCACAAGTATCTGGTGCAACAGTTGTATCTGTAACTCCTGTTTATGAAGGGCAAGGTTATAGACCTGGTGGTTATTCTACTATTTCTTTTAGTAGTCCTATTGCAAATGCAAACGGTGCTTTAGCGGTTGTATCCACTTTTGATACTGCAAACTATTATCCGGTTTATCTAGTTGCAACAGACTCAATTGGTAGTAAAGCAAACGTACATCTAAGTGATGCTAATTTTGGTTTTGCAAATCTAACTTCTGCAAATATCAATACAATTATTTCACAAGCATTAAGTACACCAGTAATTAACACATTTGGTATTGCATCTGTTACTGTTACATCTGGTGGTTCTAACTACGATTCGTCAACAACTGCTACTGCTACTGCTACTTACGCAACAGATGCTTCTGTATTACAACCATTGACATCACTTGGTATATTAGCACCAATAAAAATTGTTAGTGGCGGTTTAAATTACAATGTACATGATACGATTGTATTCTCTGGTGGTTTAGGTCATGGCGCCCAAGCAAACATCACATCTGTTAATGTAACAACAGGCGCAATCACATCAATTACATATGTAGCAAATACGGCACCAGGTCAATTATGGCCTATTGGTGGTCTAGGTTATACTGGCGGTTATCTACC